TTGTATAACCTATAAACGTTGTACACTATAGTCGATATTCCTGCAATAATAGCAACAACCACACCGACCTCGGATAAGGCAATATCTGCCCATACCTTAATCAGTATGGTTGCTACACACATTCCAACAGACTTGCTATCCATTCTCGGTGTTCTGCTTTTGAAGTTCTTCGCCGATTTTAGCGTTAATCTCTTGTAGTTGCTTTTGAATGTACTCTAAGTTAGCGAGCAAATCATAGGCAGCAGCTTTCATCTCTGTAAGTGTCATAGTATTTATTTTTTACAAATTTATATATTATTTGTCATCCAAGGCAAAGGAAGCGATACTTCTTTTGGGTTCTTTTGGTTCTCAATCTGCCCATCAAGTGATGCATCAATTGCCACCACATCAAGTGCGTTCTCCAACCATCCCTCTACGATTGTCTGTGTAAGGTCAGCGTATGGGGTAAAGTTCTCAGGTGCAGGAGGAGGTACGCTTTGTGCACCATAGGTCTCTGCGAACCAAGTTTTGTTGCCATCAATCTGCTCTGCTTGTCTCCTCCAATGTACGGTGAACACCACATCAGTTAGGTTGTCAGGGGTTGTTGGGTATTCATTCATTTGCGAAATAATCCATTTGTACGTTGTCATATTCTATTTTATTTTATTACATTATTAAATAAGTAAAACTAAAGGTATAACCTAAAGCTGATGTTGTGTTTGGATAAGAATCTAAATAAACTACACTTGTGCCAAATGCACCTGCTTGTATAGCACAAACATTGTTTGTAGCAGATGCTCCACCACCTCCACCTGCTCTATAAGAATAATCAAAAGTAGAGGATATAGGCAAGGTGATAGATATTCTCGTCCAAGTATTAGCAGCAGTTGCACTCGCTTGTATATAACCGCTCACAGTTACTACATTCCCAACTCTCATATATTGCAATTCATATGCCGTAGAAGATGCTACATTGTAAACACCAGTCAATGTAGGAGTATATGTTCCGCTTAGTAAATTAGTCGCTTTTATATTACCATTTACCTCAAGTTTTTCTGATGGTGATGTAGTACCTATACCTACGTTACCGCCACGTGCATTTAATAATAAATTATTATAAGAAGTTCCATTTACCATAGCTTGGATAAATCCTACATCAGTTGCAGTATTAAATCCAAAACTTAAAAGTTTATTTGCATTTGTTGCTCCTTGTATAGTAAATTGCCCAAATGAACCAAATTCAGCAGTTGTTGTAATATCTTGTACAATAGATAATTTAGCATAAGGCGATGTAGTACCTATACCTACGTTACCCCCACTTGTGATGCGGAGGCGTTCAGCACCGGCAGTTCCAAACGATATAAAACCGGATTGATTATTATTAAAACTTATATTTGAACTGTCACCTGTAATATCCATTACATTGTTTCCGTTCATATACCACCTCATTAATCTATATCCACCTGCGTATAATGTATTTGCTCTAAAATATGCAGCATAATTTGAAGAATCATTATAAACATCAAGTTTAGCGTCTGATGTAGTTGTAGTGTTTACAAGTACATTCCCCCCACTTGTGATGCGGAGGCGTTCGGAAGCATCTGTACCAAAAATCATTGCATTTGCATCTTGTACTTGTAGCAAAAGGTTTCTGCCACTTCCTTCTATTCTATTATTTGTGCCATCCCACTGCCCAAACTGCATATTTCCTGTTCCATTATTCTGTATTCTGAATGCAGGATTTGTTCCGTATAAATGCAATCTTCCAGTTGGTGATGTCGTACCTAATCCTAAATTCCCACTCGCATCAAGCGTCATCGCTTGGGTGAAGGAGATTGCGTTACCTGCGGTGCCTGATGGTGCGGTGTAGAATAAATGTTGCCCATCATATTGATGATACCTTGATGAGTTACTTCCACTATTAGTATAAATCCAACCTGAACCATTAAAATATCCATTATTAACTATACCTATTTGTTCAAATGGGTTTTGATAAGCATAAAACGCACCACCTGTTGTAACTTGTATTGCAGTAAAAGTACCCCACGCACTCGGCACTACTCCGAGACCGAGGTTGCCACCACTTGTCAGTCTCATCTTTTCAGATGATGCAGTTGTGAATGCTAAATATGTTGATGAATACAATTCAGCAAAATCTCCCCTTGTTCCATCTTCCCAAGATAGTGTTGCTCTTTTTCCCGAAGATGTATTTTGTGCTGATATTGCAGTCTGTACATTTACTACTGTACTATTTAATTGAAAATAGTTGTGTGTACCATTATCAACTTGAAGTTTAACAGATGGCGATGTCGTGCCGATGCCTAATCCTGTGGAGGTTAGACGCATACGTTCACTACCGTCAGCATAGAATTTTGTAATATATCCTGCACCTCCACCACCTAACCAAATCTCATTAGTATTTTGTACAGATAAAATTGCTTGATTTGCTACATCTCTTATTGCTGCACCTGCCAACTGCAAAGTTATATCTCCAAGAACTGATAATTTAGATGCAGGTACGCTTGTTCCAATGCCCAAATTTGTGCCACTATCATAAACCAAACTATTCCCCAACGCACTCCCACTTGTCCACTTAGGCAAGTAGTTGGTTGTTCCTGTACCTGTAACGGGGTTGGTGAGTGCGTTCTGCTTGTTGTTAAATGTAGTCCAGTCAGTTGAACTTAAGTAACCATTTGCACTACCACTTGCTTGTGCTATTGTGAAAGCACCAGTTGTGTTGTTGTAGGAAAGTGGTGCTGATGCAGTTAAGGCAGTTAATGCAATGTATGCACTTGGGTTTGATGCGAGATAATAGGTATTGCTGTCCAATGATCCATCACCCTTTAGGAACTGAGATGATGTGCCACTTGCTATGTACTTCTGATAGCGTTGGTTGGAAGCACCAGTACCTATATATAGGTCATTTGTATCTGTTGTAAAAAGAGGTTCGCCAGCACTCCCTGTTGGTAATGACCCCGATGCTCCTCTCTTTAGTTGTAACTTATACGCCATTGTTTTGCTTTAAAAAGTTCCATAATCTCCTACTTCAAATGTCCTATTTGCACTTAGGTCATACACCTCACCATTAATGGTAATTGTCCTATTGTCTGGTACTGCACCGAGTCCTGCCACCGAGTAAGATGGGATGTTAAGCGTTGCGCCAACAAGTGTAGCTGATCCGCTTGACCCTGTTGTGGTCAAAGTGATAGCGTTTTGCTTGGCATTAAATGTCGACCAATCGGTGCTACTCAAAGCACCATTTGTTGATGAACTTGAGAGTCCAAGGCTTAGTTGCTGAGTGCTTAGGCTTAGTCCATTTGCAGTACCCAATGTAACCGCACTATGCCTCGCTGCGGTATTCGCTGCTACATCGCTATTAGCACTTACCCTACCCTCTGTGTAATACAAATTTGTACCCTCAGTCACCAATGTTGTAGTGTAGTCACCACTTGTCGCAACCACAGCACCAGTCCTACCAAACACGCTTGTAACCGCATCAGTATTTATGTCAGTCCATGAGGCAGTTATCGTGCCACCATCTTGTTGGGTAAGGGTTAATGTCTTGGTTGTAGTACCTGTTACCGCAGCACTATTAATCTTGTCATTGTATGCAGCATCCCAATTTGTTGCACTTGATGTTGTTGGGATGACATACCCAGTTGTTAAACTAAATACACCTGTTGTATTATCGTAATCCAAACCAGTTACAGTCTCGCTAATTGCCAAACGTGCATCTGCATTTGTGTACTGCGTAATTGTTGAAGTAATTACACCTGTTGTATTGTTGTATGATATTCCTGCACCTGCACTCAATGCCGTTAATGGAATGTAAGCACTCGGATTTGAGGCAAGGTAATAAGTTGAATTGTCGTAACTTATTGTCGTTCCACTAATTTTTACAAAACCTGTGCCGTTTAAAGCATCTTGTTTTGCATTAAATGTCATCCAGTCAGTAGAACTTAAATATCCGTTTTGACTTCCGCTTGATTGCTGAATGGTCAAAGTAGGTGTTGACCCCCCGCTTGAACTCAAAGGAGATGTAGCACTTACGCTTGTAACCTTTGCGTTAAAGGTAGTCCAATCGGCAGAAGTAAGATAACCTGGTTGTGAACTATTAGCAGCAGGAATTGAAACAGTATTTACTGACCTTGATAATGGTGCGGAAAAAGTAAGTACATTTTCTTTGCCATTAAATACACTCCAATCAGCACTACTCAATGCACCTCTATTGGTTGCTGATGCAGTAGGCAGGTTAAAGGTGTGTGTTGAAGATGCAGAACTTATAGCAAAGTCAGTACCACTTGTACTGGTTGCAAAAGTTTGTGATGTTGGATTAAGTCCATTCAATGATGTAATTCCTACATCACTTGAAGGTGTCCAAATTGTTCCATTATATTTTAGAACTTGACCATTGGTTGCACCAGTTGTGTTGACATCGTGCAACTCGCCAAGTTCCCAACCATTCATGGTCTTTACATATATCTTACCATTATTTGCGTGTGCATACTCAACGTAACCAATTACAATAATATGTTGAGGTGCAACTGGTTTTACATTTGTAATAGCACCTGGTGTAGTTGGAGAAAGATAAAGTACATCACCATCAGTCCAAGTCTCTCCTTGAAGTGATCCAGTTGTATTTATATCTTCGAGACTACCAACAGTCATAATAAAACCTTCTTGGTTGGTTGCTATTGTCTCGGTTACAAGACCAATCGTATCAGCACTATTGTTATCATTATTTGCTTGTGCAAATGCTACTGCAAGTCTCTGCCCTTGCGCTCCACTAACCCTAACCGCTTGATAGGCTGCCTTTGTGAGTGTGGTGTTAGGTGATACCTTATTGACTATCCTTGCCACCAAGTCAACGCCATTCTTTAGAATAACACTACCGCCTTTGAGCGTAGTCTCGCTGCTTCCTAGCGTGTTGTTCCACCTCGTTGTTCCTACTGATGCCGTTCCTGTTGGTGATACATCAAGCGTTAATTGACCCGCCTTTAGTTCATACTCACCAAGATCAACATTTGTGGTTGCTCCGGTGTATGGAACGTATCCAGTCAAAGCAGGAAAAGTAGCAAGGCTACCATCACCACGAACATATTGTAATGTTGTGCCTGACCCTGTGACTGAAATAGTTCCATTTGCTGTCAATGGAGTATTAGATACGCTAAATGCGCTTGGCATTGAGAGTCCAACTGATGTGAGTCCTGTGTCAATATCACTCCAAGATGCGGTAACTGTACCACCATCTTGCTGATTGAGTGTTAGTGTTTTTGTTGTTGTTCCACTTACTGATGCACTATTTATCTTGTCATTATAGGCTTGATCCCACTCTGACTGCTTGGTTGTGGTTGGAATGGAATATCCGCTACTATATGTAACGGCAAGTGTACCAGAGGAGGTCAATGGACTATTTGCCACACTAAACCCAGTTGGCATGGTGAGTCCTACACTTGTAATAACCGTAACTGCACTTGAGGAAGAATAGTCCATGTTGATATACACAGGTGCTATCTCTTGCCCACCAATTGTCACATTGGTAACATCATACGTTACTTTTATGACTGGGTTAGTAACGTTATATACTATTTTGATAACTGTTGCCATCTACGATGTTATTTGCGATTCAACTTGCACATATCCTTGCATCCAAGTATATGAATTTGTACCTATTGATACTTGCAATTCATAAGTATATTCACCTGCTGTGTACGAGTTTGTAGTAGTAGGGGTCAATGTAACCCTTCTTGTATAGTTGTCAATTTGAACAAATACGGCATCCAACCACTCAATCATCACCGTTCCACTTGAGTTCTTTGCTTGCAACTTAAATACATAGGTGCTTACATTGATAGGCGTACTCTCGCACTCATCATCGTAAAATGACAAGGTCATTACCCATGTGTCACCCTTCTTTATCGGCCTTAAATTATGTTCGCCTATCATAATGTAAATTTAATATTTTTTATCGTTATAATGCAATATAAGCAGCAACAACTGATGTGCCATTTAATGCCGTTCCAAGTGATATAACATAAGACCCAGATACTACATAATTATAATACCATTTACCCCCATACCCAACAGCTACAAGTTTGTGAGTAGCAGGATTACGAGCAGGAATAGTGCCACTTGTTACGGTGTAAGTATCAATAACTGTCAATTCTGTAAACGCACCAGTTCCTTGAATGTTGTAACTATATGTCACATTGCTACCAATAGTTGAGTCAAGTGTTAAGTCTTGTATATAGCAATCAAACTCAAATATCCTATAATTATTCTGAGCATCAATAATATCTAAATAAGCTGTATATTTTGTGTCTGTTCCTGTGAAAAACTCCTCAAAAAAGGCAAATGGTTGCATATAGCTTTGCGCCAATTTCATTAAACCATTTCCGCTTATCGTAAAGTTCCTTCTTGCAGGAATATATTCACGATATAAACCATTTGTCTTTGGTGCTAACTCAAGGAAGTCTCTGCTTATTGTAAGCGTTGAATTCTTGGCACAAGCCAATGGATAGACATTATCTTCAAAAAGATATGCTATAACTAACCCTTCTGCTTTTACTACGTCTGCCATTATTTAAATATATAACCTGATTTATAAGTAGGATAAATTGAGTCGTTATTGTTAAATAACAAGTAACTACTTGTTACCGTAAGTGAAGTAATACTTGCGCTTAAAGTTAGTTCAATTTCATTATTTGTAGACAAAACAACATTATCAACATCCAAATCTACATCAACCGCAAATGGACTGCTTGTAACAGTAATATTTACCGTTTTTAATATTCCGGTTGTATTACTCAATACAAAATTAACCACAACAGGAGTTGTTGATACGGTTATGCTACCAACTACTCTACACTTAAAGTCAACCGTAATTGTTGGTGTTCCTGTGTATTTTAAAACATTGCCACCAGTTACGGTGAAATATTGACCATAATTCAATGTAATTGGAACAAGACCTGACCCTGTTTTATTTGTATAAGTAGCATTTGTATTAATAAGAAAATCCCTATCATTGTCATAGACTTCTGCAAGTGTAGCTTGCCAAGTCGCACTCGCAAAGTCAATCTCCTTTAGGTTTGCTATATAGTACAGCTTGTTAGGATCATCATCAACAAATTTAATCGTATTAAGTAAACCAATCGGCTCAGACCCGTATTTAAGACCAAATAAGTTTACATCAATTTTATTACGATGAAACCTTGTCCTTTCCCAATTAGCAATAAGATTCTGCTTCTTGAATGGATATGACTCAGTTAGGTATCTGTACCTGTTCCAAGTGGGGGTAGCAATTGTGTCATCATCTGGAGCAAATATTGCACCTTGTATATTAAAATTATCTACATTGTCAAGATATATAGTATTGGTAAAATCAACTCTTATATCTTCAGCCTTTGTAAACCTATCATAAGTTCCTTCTGCCTTATCAATATCTAATCCGTTAATACTCGTAATATAATTTACTTGTAAATTTTTAACACAAGGATTATTTGGAATAAATAGTTGATTATTTGGGAACAATAATTTTACCCAACCATCAAATAATGCAGGATTAGTTGTTATTGAAAAATTAGTCCAAGTAAAATTTGATATATCATCATAATTATACTTTATTTTAGGTATTGATGCTGAATCAAAATTTGCACCATAAACCCATTTTCCATCAATATTTGATCCATATTTAAAAACAGTTGGTGTGGCAATTGACCTAAATAATATTTGTATTACATTAAAATCAGTATCAGTAGGATAAGAATTTGTTATAATAGAATCTCTATTTACAATCCAATCAAATGAAATCTCAAGTTGATCTCCTTTTTTTATTTGTATTTCTGTTGATTGCGCCCAAGCCTCTGATGTGCTTGATTGAACTTCAATAAAATTTTCATAATCAAAACCAGATAAATCAGTATATAACCATCTTGTAAGAACAGAACCAGTTGGAACCGGACTTTCTCTTGTATTTGTATAGTTGACCCAATTATTTACATTAAAGTATTGGTAAGTTCCATAACCAGAACCTAAAGCACCTCCTCCTACATAATCACCTCTCTGGAAGTTTTCATTTAAAAATAATTCACTTGGAAATGAAAAATAAAAATCTATCTCATCAACCTTTGTAGGTCTATTGATAAAACGAAGCATTTCTGGTGCAATAGGCTTTACATCTTCATTAACACCTACCTCAATATCGTATCTATTATTTGTAACTGTTGTCCCAAGAAGTGTTACATTGAACTGCCTCAAACTTTGTGCAGGTGTCATGTATAATTCCTCTGGTCTAAATATTACCCACTTACCTTTATATTGCAAAAGAGTTTGACTAAATGCACCATTAATTTTTTCAAGTACATTGTACTTATTGTCATACTCCCCATCACCAATACTAAATGTCCTTGCATCAATATAGCATTGACCAATTGATGGAACATCAGATGTTTGATCCATTGTGGAATGATACAAATTGCTTATAACCTTATGCTCTACAAATGTCTGTATTGTTCCATACCCTGCATATTGTATTAACTCCCAAGGTGTATATTTACCAGCAAGTTCATCACCAGCATTATCAGTAAGTGGCTGACTTTGTAATAACCCTAAGCCTTCACTTGCTCTTAATGTTATAATATGATTAGCATCTTGCCACGTTTCTTGAAAATCATCTTGTAGCAAGTATCCATACCAATAATATTGAGTAGAACTTAAAAACTCAAATGCTACATAAGCATAAGTATCAGAATTACCTAAAAAATCCTCTATTGTAACACCCGCTTGGCTTATAAAATTAATGGTTGCCTGCTGTGGTCTTAATGGTTTGTAAATATCATCATCTGTATTAAATTCTCTTAATATAAAAGGATTTATGGCAGGATTTAAATTAGTTACACTTCCACTATAAGAATCAATATAAATATCAACCTTACAAGTATCATTTTGTAATGTCTTAAAAGTAATTCTATATTTTAATCCGTATGCCATTATCCAATTCTTTGTATTTGAGCATTTGTTCTATTCATAACACCTACAAGATCAGCACCCCTTTGCACAAAAACAACTTGTCCATTAAGATTCATTCCACCGCCATCCATGCCTCCAAAATTTGCTGCACCAAATATATTCCTACCCCTTCCTAAAACATTTGTCAACTCCATTAAACCTGTACCGCCTGGAACAAGTGTGCCAGCTATTTGAGGTATCAAGTTTGCCAATGCTTCAAACAATTTACTTGCAGCTAATTTTGCAACAAGTTGAGTAATATTTCTCATTACTGATTTGGTAAAATCCTCAAAAGATAACTTACCTTTTTGAAGAAAATCTATAAACAAATTCTCCAATGGTTGCCTAAATGCATCATCAATAAACTTAGCCTCCTCTTTTAATGCATCTATTATTTCTTTAATCTGACCAAATTGATATTCAATTAATGGATTCTTATTTAATGGCCCAGCGTTTTTATCTAATCTTTTTGGAGTTACAATATCTTCAAGTTCTTGTCTAAACTTTTTTACAGTCTGCAATGTGCTTTTCGTGGTTTCTTCTATTGCTTTAGGAGTTTTACCTTTTTCGCCATCCTTAACACCAAATATTTCATCAATATTGATGAATTGTTTAAATTTATTAACTCCTTTAAATACTTCTTCTACTGATGCTCTTAATTGCTTTCTAAGATTATCAATTACTTCTTGTGTTGTTTGCTTTACCTGTATCTGTGGCAAACCAATACCAATGTCACCTGCTTTTTGCTGTGTCTTAGAAAGTAATTCTAAATCCCTTACAAAATTCTTATTCTTATTAGCTGATTTTTCTCTTTGCTTATCTAATTCAATTTCTTTATCAATTACAAAACTTATCTTTTCTGCATATTTTGTAATAAATTCTGTAATCTTTTTTTGTTGAGTTTCTACATATATCTTACCAATAAAGCTATCAATGTATTTATCAATAGCACCTTTTAATTGATCAATTTTTGTTTTCTCAGCATCAAGGTTTCCAAAATACTCAGGAGATATTTGATTTAATTTTTTTATTATATCAATTTGCTGTTCTCTTGAATCACTTAAATTTACATATAAACTATAAAGCGTTAGTGCTTGTGTGCCTTCATTTGCTACACCTTCTGCTATCTTTTTTTGTTCTTCTGATAATTGTCTGCTTGTTCCAAATAATGCACTCATTGCCTCCCCAAGTGAGCCATATTTCATTGTCAATGCAGTAACTCCTGCTGTCACTGCACTAAAAGCAAGAAATATACCTGCCGGCCCCATAAGTGCCGTCTTTAATTGAGTCATTACAGATGCACCAGTCTTAGCCTCCATGCTCATTTGACCAAATCCTTGTATAATACCTGGAAGGTTATTTTGAATACCTATAAATCCAAATGGTAAATCTTGGAGAGTAAGGGATAAAGCTGTTAATGAATTTCTTGATGATTTCCCGAATGAGTTTGTAGCCTCAGCCATTTTATTGGTAGACTCCTTTACAGTATTTGAAGTTCTTCTTACGGTTCTTTCAACCTCTTTGAAGTTTTCCTTCATAGTGTAAACGAACTTCCCTATCTTCTGGGTAGCCGATTGTACATCTGCATCTATAATTATATTTAAACTCATTTACCCAACCTTTTAAATATTTCTCGCATCTCATCCTCACTCATCACATTGCCACTTTCTTCATCACCTGGCAACTCCCACAATGCTTCTGGTGTTTTTGGTGCGGTCTTTGGATCACCCATTAACCGCACCATTGTAAACATCAAAAGTCTTGTTTGCTTGTAAGTGTCAACCTTTCTGGATTCACTTCCTCTTATCATTAAAGAAAACTCTCTCGGACTAATTGCATAGAAATCATTCGGCAGTAAACACAAGTCACCAAACGCAAATGCTTCTATTTCTTCCCACGAGTAGTCTTTTTTTTTGCTTCTTGCTTCGGTTCTTCTTTCTGCTTTAGAAACTCATTCTGACTCCAAATTTGTATGACAGACTTGATATCTTCCAATACTTGTTCATTTGTCAAATTAGCTTCTATAAAGTCAACAAAAGACTCAAAGCTATGCTCAATCTCTGCATCCTTAATCAGGCAATTGTTATAATAACCTGAGTATAAAATATGGGCAATCCCAATCTCATTTAACTCATTATTTGTATAAGCCTTGCCCTCTACGAACTTATCGGAAAGGTATCTAAAAGATGCCATCCCGAATTTAAGTCCAATCTTAGTTCCGTTTATAGTAATAGTAGTGTAGTTCATAATTAAGGAGTAACATCAACTGTTCCGGTAGAAGTAACAGTACCAGAGAAGTTAACAAATTCAGTAGTTGATTGATTCCAAGTAAGTGAAGTAATATATCCAAGAAACTGATGGTAGTAGGTAGCACCTGCGCTTGAACCACTAATAACTGGATTCTGAACTCTTACTGCAACAACAGTTTTGTTAACCATTGCAGAAAGCAAATCTTCGTAAGAAACTTGAGATACGGTTGGAGCAACTTCGCAAATTGCATCAAAGTCAAGTGACATGGTAGGGTCAGCCACCGCTGTCAAAGGCCCACAATTTGTTTGCTCTGTGCTTGAATCAACAGTTGTATTAACTGATGATGTACGCAGACATACGAGATTCTTATATGATGAGCCACCGGCTACATCGATCTCGATATTCTGCAATGATCCTAAAATTTGCTGTGCCATTTTATTCTATTTTTGAATTATTGAATTGTTGATAATTAAAATCTTTCTATTGATAAAGTTGTTGCCTTCTTGCATTGTTAAGTAACGTGATGATGTTCTTGCTTTGGCATATATCTGAAATTCAGCATCACCCATGTCTTGAACACCAGTAGTTGGTATTAACAAAGTTAAGATTTGGTCAGCAATATCATCAATAATACTATTATTTCTTGTCATGTATTGTTCGCTAAATATATCAATTACCACATCTGCCCCACTTACGAACAATTGGTTGTTATTATCAGCCGTTTCTGTTATATCACCAATTATAACATAGTTTTGTGGAACAGTCTGGAAGGCATCAGTTCCGTAAACAGGAACATTCTTACCTCCGTAAGATATGTTACCATTAAGTTTTGACAGATATTGAACCCTTATATTATTGCTACAATCTTTCATCCCTTTCCAATACTTGTTTAATGTTGCTTTGTAAAGATACTAAACCACTCATTACACTTGGATAAAAATAAGGTGATGGCCTCATCATGCCTTCTCCATTTACATAATACTCTCTTGCAAGTGCTTGCCAAGATTCATCCTTACCTGGGTATTGTGGAAAGTATTTACCAGTACCAAATTCAATGTAAGCTGGCATGGGATCACTGTCATATCCAGCTATTAATTCATATTGAAAAGGTTTTTTCTTAATTGCCCTTATTGATCTTCTTATTTCTGAATACATTTTAGTCTGTGTAGCACTAAATTGGTTTCCAGTTGGAAATATCTTTTTTGCAACAGTAGCCATCATTTCAGTACCTGCTGCCATCTCCATATCAACTTCTTTAACTCGTGAGTCTCCAACTTGTTGCAATGCAACAATTGTTTGTCTTAGTCCTTGTATGTTAATGCTCAATGCAGCCATTTATATCACAACTTTTTTATACTGATGATAGTTAAGTCCATCCCAATTTGGATATTCTTTAAGTTGTCCTGCTTTGGCATCACCTTGGAACTTCTTACCCCTATTCTCATAAGACCAAGCAACCAAAGTAAGTATATCAGTAGCCAAGTCCTCTGGGATTGAGTTGTAACCACATTGATACTTTATCACATAAATCCCTGGTGAATATAGCCAAATTTTACCACCTATAATTTCATACTCCTCATTTTTTGTCAATACCTCGTAGGTGTTCATCCCAGTCTTAATCTTTACCTCATCCACACAACCTAACGGCCCATAAGGTACATCAAGAATCCAAAAGCCTTGGCTCTGTGGAGTCAACTCAACGTTTATCCTTACTGACTTGTTAACCAAAGAGCATCCTGTCAGCTTCTCAATATGCACCCTTGCACCATTGAGCAAGTCACCAATCAATACATCATCAGTGTCGTAATTAGTAATACGCAACCAATTCTTAGCATCGGTAAGGCTAACTGGTTCTACAACCGCGTCAGCTAATATTGTTATGCCGTCTATATATGTCATCTTTAATTATATTTATTAACACTTTCTCTGAACCAGGATTCAAACTCATCAAGCGTTTTTCTTGTGTCAAACTCTCTTGATCTCGCTTTTGCTTTTCTTGATGCCCATGAATAGGCTTTTTTGTCATCCAACTTTGTAATGGCTTCAACCCAGTCTTTAACATTGTTCCTATCTTTAATATAAATACCTGCCTTGTCACAATTCTCTTTCAACCCAGGTGTATCAGTACAAATTACAGGTATCCCACTACACATAGCCTCTGTTGCTGTCCTACCCCAACTCTCATACTTTGATGGCATGAGAAGTATCCTTGTCTTAGCGTACCATTGTTTAATATCTGGCGAATTAGGCACATAAGTCACATTTGGTAGGCTTTGGGTTATTTGTTCATCATATGAGCCAAAAACGCCTAAAAATGACTTGTGTGGCATTGCTCTTGCAATCTCGCCAAATATCTTTCCACCTTTGTTTTCGTTTAAGTTTATTAAAGTGATGTATTCAGACTTCTCAGGCTCATTCTCCAAATCATAGTAATTGTAGTCAACTGGCGGAGTCACTATAAAATTACTAAATTTATAATTCAAAAGTTCTTTTAACCATAAAGAATTGTATATTATGTGCTGTTTTTTCTCCGCATCAATAATCTCTGGGTATGGATGACTATTGTGGATAAGATGAAAAACAGGTTTTCTATACATCTTTGCTGTATGAATTGTCCATCTTGTGTAGTCCAAATGGGTAAAAATAGCATGACTCCATCTCATTAACCCATCAATCACATTGGGGTTTGGAGGAAAAACATCAATGCCATCAAATACATAATTGTTCCTAATCTTGTACTTGTTTGCATCGTGTAAAAGTATCCTCACATGATGACCCTTGGCTTGCAGGTCTTTTAGCATCCAATGAATCATCATCTCTGCGCCACAAACATGAGTAGGTGGATATAAGTGAATAGAAGCTACGATATTCATACTTAAATTAGTTTAGCTGCCGAGTCATCAAATATTCTTGTATAATCGGCAAAGTGACCCCATAAATCGCTTTGATGTGGTCTCTGCCACGCTATCATGGGTTTGATAATATATGTGTTTCCTCTTGGATGTATGAATGATTTTAACCAATCATCAAACATTATGTTTGTGTCGGTATATCCTTTGCATAACTCTTTTGGGTTGTTGTACATCACAGCGTGTGTTGTCCATGCACCAAATGTCTTATATAGGTTCTCGCTATACTTTTCAATAGGAGCAATAAGATTCGCACCAAGATAGCACAATTCCCAATCATTTGGTAATTGAGATATTGCCTCCTCAAAGTGAGTAAAATCTCTTATCTCAACATCATCTTCAAAGAGCAATAGTACACCATCAGTGCTTTGCATTATTTTCTGCATTGATAGGTTAAAAGATGTCTTTGCGTTTTCATGTGGAACAGCATAGACAACCTCACCACTCAATGAATTGCGATGCATCTCTTTCAATGCACCATAAAGCATTTTTGAGTTGTTAGTAGATAGTATTTTTACTTGCATAGTCCAAAGTTAAAAAAAAGGGGCGATAAGAATACCGCCCCCAAAATATACACTTTAAAAAAACAACCTACTTAGATAGCACCGTAAACTGAAGCGGTAGGTTGGAACTGAAGGAGTTCACAACGTGCTTCACAACGGAAGGTAATCAAGTTCTTGATAAAGTCATCTTGATCAAACTCTGTGCTACGAACATTCAATCCAGATTGTTGTGCAATTGCATACTTGGTAGTATCCATTACATAAATCTTAGAAGCTGTAACCAAAGAATGAGGGATAACAGGGATACCAACGATTCTTACATTACCATTGTTGTCGATAACCATTCCACCAGGTACAGAGTAGTCGTTTGGCTTGGTTTTCAACAAAGCAGCCCAACCAGCGTGTGTGGTCAAAGAAAGGTTTGGAGTCCAGTTCAAAGCACCCAACTGAGCAACATAATCAATGAACTTCTCGGCAGTATTAGCACCAGAAGAAACACCAGCAGTTGCAGAAGATGCAATGGCATTCAGATAATAAGTATCTTCAGCCTTTTGGAAATCTTCAATCAAAGACTGCTGAAGATATGCTTGCAAGAATGGCAAGTCATCAATCATCTGACGGCTAACTTTAGCGTAACCAGCGATGAAAGAAAGAGCAGTGTTTACAACTGTTACATCGTAATCAACTTGAGGCTTATCAGAACCTTCAGTTTGCTTACCGAAAGAACCTTCACCTACTGGAGTGTTACCACGAGGGAAAGAAACTGAACCGGTAGAAACAGGGATGATGTTGAATACAGAACGCAGGTGAGGATTAACATAAGACCTCATGTAAGCGTTGTCAACATAAGATGTATAAACAGAACCAGTCAGGTTAGTACCGATGGTCATTGTTTGTACTGCTTTGGCATCCATCTCGTAGATGAAACCTTTACCATTTCCGCGAGCAGCAGATTTGATGTCGTTCCAACCTTTCTCAATTGCAGTGCCAATCTCGTTCTTAATGTTCATGATATGCTCAGCATAAGAAGTTGCAACTTTTGCACTTTCTTTAGCTTGCAATTTGCCAAAAGATGCTTTAGCCTCAAGAACTTCGTTCCTTGCTTCTTCAGCAGTCTTGTTAGCCTTAACCAATTGCTCATTGATTTGCTCAATCCTTGACTCGAAAGCCTTTGCAGCTTTCTCGGTGTTGGCAGAAACTTCTGCCTTCTGCTCAGCCAATTTGGCTTCAAGAGCAGATTCAAACTTTTTTAAATCTTCCATTTTACTTTAATTTAGAATTTGTTCAAAATTGATATTAGTGATTGCTCAAGCTCCTCGTTATTCTTTTGCTGCACAGGTGTATTTTCAACTGCCTGTGTGCTACTCGCCTTTTCAATCGCTTGCGCCAATTGCCTGACCTTGATCAAGCATAGTTCAATTGTCTCATCAGTTACATCGCTGTTTCTGATAAACTTCTCAAATGTCTTAATTTGTTCTTGTATCTTAGTACATTCCTCCAAACTTTTTATCCCCAAAATTGGTGTATATTCATTTGCACCCCAAGCCGTAAGGCTTGATCCTTCAAAAAGCATCACCTCGTGTATCTCATTTGCCTCTGCTGCCTTCTGCTCTCTAAGTGTTCTAAATCCTATTGAATGCTCACCAATTAACCCACTCTCAACCATTTTGATAAAGTCTTGACCAAGCCTGTGCGTTCCAACTTGTGAACGATAAAAAAGACCATAGCCATCTTCCTTCAACTCAATGATTTTACCAAGTGGTTGGCTTGGATCATGGTTCAACAAGTGCTTTACCCTACCTTTTGCCTCTGGCCCCCAATCTTGGATTGAACGCTTGAACGCACCTGGCATCATAATATCGCCATCACTATCAACCATTCCGAATGCAGAGAAATAACCGCTTACTTCGCCTTTCTTTGAGTCAACATCTTTTACGTTAGCCTCAAATGATTTGTAATTGTATATCATATTACTGTTTTAAAATTAACCTACCATTGGCATCCCTCTTTGGAATGAATCCAACGGTACACCTACAATTTATAGTAAATCCTTTAGGACTCTTTGGGTCTCCAGGTATCTCAGCGATAACAGGCCTCCCAAGTTTATCTCTACTGGTGAAGTTCTCATTAAATGCAACCACTTGCCCATCCATATCCCAATGATCGTAATAATCTTTTGGAATCCTTCTCGTTCTGCTATCCCTTGTTGCAATCCAAATCTTGTCAACCAAGAAGTCATGCTTACTCGCACCAATGAAAGCAGCATAATTACTTGCCCTCATCACCTCAGTCCTCGCTATCCTTGTTGCCCTCATCTTGGCATACCCAAGTTCCTCATCCTCCATTATCATCTCAGCAATCTGGTCACTACTCAACCCTTGAGCAATCCCAAGTGAGATGATAGTATCAATCTTAACTTTAGTAGTATTGGTCATGTTGGCAACCAATTGTAATCCAAATTTAGTTAAAAAAGCAAGCATCTCATTAATCCAATCTAAATTTAAACCAAAAGGATTGCTCGCCTTTCTGCTCATTATCCCAACCGCCCTATAACTCGCATTGCCAAATAGTATCGCAGCCTCTTTATAAAGTGCTTGCATAATAGTAAACATCTCCTCGTTCCACACATAAGTACCCATCATACTACGAGTAGCCTCTGGGCCGTTCTTCTTCAACATGACAATAAACTTCTTCAAGTCCTTGTCAATCGCGTTAGCAAAAAGAGCAATGTACTTGGCATCAAGTTGGTTTCTCAACCTCTCCACTTTCAACCAATATTGCTCTCGCTGCTTCGCGTTCATCTTCGAGTCTTTTTTTATGCCACAACCGAAGTCGTGTCATCATCATTTGTTCAGTTCGGCATTTCCTCTCCGACACCGTCTTGGGATGCAGAGTCATCACCATTGACCATATCATCTCGTCCGTTGTCGTTGCTGTTATCATCATCTTCCGATTGAGTCATAACCATACCTGGCACAGTCAAATCCATTCCGACTTGGTCAAGCCTTACAAGTCCACCATTCACATAGCTATACTCATAAGCACCTTCTTTCTCTGAGTAGTTCATCGCTACGCGCTTCTCATCAAAGGTCAACCAGTTTGCATCACGAAGTGAACGAGTCATCCTCTCCATGTCTTGTTGCATCTCTGGAAGTGCTGTGATATCAAAATCAATGTACAAGTCCTCACCGTACATTGGCACTAACCATTTGTTCAACTCATCCCTCAACTGACACAACTTAGGCACAATTGTATTAGTCACCAAGTCACGCATTGCGTTCTGATAGTTGTTGTAGCTTGATGTGTCAGTATCAAACAACACAGCAGGCAATCCAAACACCCTACACCATTGGTGCATTGACATTTGCATTGTCTTAACGAGTTCCATGTCAACACTACTCAATCCAAAATTAAGATAATCCCAAGGAGTCTGCAACACATCAATCCTTCCTTTGTTTGCTGTTCCGTTCACATCATCGTTTAGTTTCCTCTTGATGATGTTGGCTTGCTCAAGTGATGGTTGCGCTGAGATTGAACCTACTACCTTTGGCGTTAGTGCGCCCTTTGCTCCACCATTGAAAGCCATCATCGCAGATGCATCAGCAGCAGCATTGCTCATGCGAAGAGTCTTGTAACTTGCACGAAGTGGCGACAAACCGCGAAGGTGAGTCCTTGTGCTTGCATTGAAGTCTGGATTCCATGTTTTCCATTGACATACTCTGTTCTTCTCTATGTCAATACCTTGGTCAACCATTAGTTTGTATCCAAGGATGCCATATAGGTCATTTGGGTCAGGATAGATGTCAAGGAACTGCGTTGGCAGAACGAACATCTCCAATACCTTACTACCGCTTATTCCTGTGTTGCCATAAATGTTTCCCTCACCACTTAGGAAATGATAACCAATTAGGTTCTCAAGGAACTGATCCTGTGCTTGAGATGGATTGGGTCTTTCCAAGAGTTTAGCAAGTGCGCCATCCATCACAATATTTTCGCTGTAAGCATTTTTCCTCGCAAGTATAGCTTGCTCGTATGCACCTTGCCCTGCTTGCAATCCACGAGAGAGTTGCTTGTAACGCATCAGTGATGTCCTGGCCTTTTCGCCACCATTTAAGCGATACACATACCAAGGAATGCTCGCCGACTTTCGTGCAAGAAAGCTGACAATGGCATACACATCAGCATTGCCGAGGTAGCCATCCTTCACATAAGACTCTTGATTGTAGGTTTGTAAAACAGAATAATTTATACCTTGAAATGAA